AATTGCGAACGACACCTTTCTACCATTTTTAGTGGCATCAATATGATTAATACCCGCCTTTTTCTGATTACCAAATAAGAATATTAAACTACTAGCTAACCATATCGCAATACCGCCTTTGGCGCGAATTTCGGGTTGCCCAAATGGGTTATCCGGTAATTCCACCCATGGTTGATTTACCACAACTAAAGTATTATAATAAGGATAATCTTCTTTTTTAGATTTAGAAATTCTAGAATGTATCCCCATTCCTATTTTATCCGCAAGCACTCTTGAGTTGTGCATTGACCCACCTTTACCATCAAAAGTCATCTGACACGGAACTGACCCAATACTATCAAACAGAAACAATAAACTATAAGGAATGTCACCTTTTTCTTGAGCGTCAAGAATATCGTTAATAAAATCAGTCGCCTGTTCAATAACATCAAAACTATCATTAAAGATGAATTGACCATCCCACTCACCAATTTCATTTTTTTCAGCTTGTAACCCTAACTCAACTGAGTGCTCAAAACGCCACTTTTTTTTCGTTATAATAAACACCGGTAAATGTCCCCTTCTTTGTGCGTCAGCAGCCGCAAGTATCATTGCCGTAGTTTTAGATGTGTTAGAGTGACCTAAAAACATATTGATTCCCCCCATTACGGGTCCCGGTAATCCACATGCTCCCATAAATGCTTCACCACAATTATAAAAACTTTCTGGTTTATATTTTGTTTTAGTTGAGAATTTACCCTTGATTGATTCCAAAGATATTTCTTTCTTTTTAATTGCCATATTATCTATGTGTTTTGTTAAATGTTTTGTTAAAAAAGATCGTGGACATCAATGTATGTGTCCACGATCAATAAATTAGAATGGTAATTCCTCGTCAGGGGTGTCACCCGCTTGTGGGTCAACAACCGCAACCACTTCTTCTTGTGGTTTACCACCACCTAATGAGATTTCGGCAGCTTCACCATAAACATATTTTTTAAGTTCGGAACTCCACATTGGCGTTTCACCCACAGCTACAGCCTCTAAATATTCAACAGGTTTTTTAGCATAAACGTCATTCCATGTTAGTTCATCTTCTACCCATCCACTCATGATTTCTTTATCCTCATGTATCGGTGCTGGATCATCATACATAATAGTTTGAACAACCGTGTACTCTTTTCCTTGTGGTGTTTTTGCTTTGATTAATTCGATAATCAAATCACGCCCTTTTTCAGAATCAGTCAAATCACCTTTCGCTTTCCAAATAGGTAGAATCTTATCCAAGACACCCTCTTGTTTGTAATTGTGTTTGAATCTCCAAAACTTAACTCCGTCTTGCTCATTATCTCTATCCACAACTTTAACGATGTAAAATAAACGTGAACGATACTGACCCGCCAAATCTTTATCTTCTTTTTTACCCGTAGCGATTAGTTCATTATAAACCTCAGTAAGTGGTGATCTTTCGTTACCATTTTTTTCAGGGTCATACAACTTAAGCCATTGTCCGTTTACTTGGATTTCGTGGTACCATACTTCAACAAATGGTGATGAACCATCCTTTGTTGGTAAAATACGAACTCTTCGTTGTGCTGATTTTTCATTCTTTTGAAGGATAGCTGAAAAGTATCTTTTCATTCTGTCTTCTTGTGAAATTGTTTGTTTTTGTGAACTCGGTGTTGAGTTCTTCTCGTACTGTGCGAGTACCGCATCAATTGAATTTGCCATAGATTTGTTTTTTAAATTTTAACTCTTTTATCTATAACAATTATAAGTGATTTTTGTCCAATGTCAAATAAAAAAGGTGTCTTACGACACCTTCTTTTTATATTCTATTTTTTCTTTTTAACCTTTCATTTCTTTCGTTATATTGGTTAAACGTTTTTTTCATCTCATTAGGGGAGAAGTCCTCAACATCGTCCGACGTTAATATATATTCGTTTTTGCCCGTTTCCTCCATTTCCGGTTTTTTATCATCAAAGAAATCGGTTAACTTTTGACTGTATGGGTACGAATCTAACGATCTTAACATTAATTTTTCTTCAGGAGTTTTTTCTCTATACTTATCAAATTTAGTTTCTAGTGAATTAATCTTAGCCATGATATCGTCCATATGTACTAGTTTTGACTCCAAATCATCTAACTTAGTAAATATACCATCCATAAATTCGTCTTGCTTGGTTTTGATTTCTTGCTGAGCGGTAACTAAATCAGTGATATCTAACTCCTCAGATTCACCATCATCACCTTTTGTTTCTCCATCCGAATCCACTTCTTCAACATCTGGATCTGTGTCAACATCAACAGGTTCCGGTATTTCATCAGCTCCTGAATCTGCCGCTGGTGGTGCCGGAGCATCTGCTGGGGGAGCTCCTGCTGCCGCATCTGCCGGAGGTGCGGGTGGAAGTCCTAAGTCTCCTCCACCTTCTTCAGGTGGTGGTGGTGGAACTTCACCCTGTTCTTTAATGATATACGTGTTAATATCGTTAAAACGTTTTAATTCCTCTAATATCTTTCTTTCTAAATTCATTTTTATATTTTTAACCATTCAATAATGTTTTAACACCAGTAGGCGTTTCAACTCTTAACGTTCTATTTGTTTTAATTGTGTTGTCGACTCTTTCAATCAACCCATCCTTCATTCTAACCGTATAACAATCACCAGTATCTAAATCACAAACTTCTTTAAATCCGTTTTGTGTTTGTTTTTCAGTTACTCTAGTATCCTTGTTAAGGTAGTCGTCTAATAAATTTTTTACATTCATAACTTTATTTTATATATAAATATACCGATAGTGTGAAAAATTTAAATTATTACATAGGGAAATACCTTTGAGCCCCTTCAACTAACGTTTGGTAAAGTTCGTAGGCGTCTTTAGCCTGTTTGTTACCACTATTAACGTTATCTAAAACAAATGATCTTATTCCTTGCTCATCCAATGGATTTAGTCCGCCAACACCACTTAAATTGTCCCATGTAGTTATTATTAATTGGGTGATGGTTTTTTGTTCAATTTGCTCAGGAGTTAAACCCACGGCAGTATTTAAAATATTAAGGTTTGGTACCATTTTAGATATCTGATTATACCACCGATTCAAAACTTTAGCGGATTGGGATTTATTATCAAATGAAAAAATAGGTACTCCCGCAACTCCATCATCATAACAAAGTAATTTTTTAAATTCAGGACCATTACCAAAATAATTATTAATTGCGCTCACTTCAAATAAATTATTGTTAGGGACACTGATAACATCACTTTTTAATAAATTCATTGGTCTAGAAATTGCGATAGTAAATATTAACACCTTCATTGTTCTATCAAGAGTAACCGCACTATTAATTAAATTCTTTAAATCTACAAGTGTCATTTCGTCTCTAACCAATTTATCGTATGGTAATGTTTTATAGTTTTCATTAACCCTTAATTGACAATCTTCCTCAGGTTTTAATCTTAAGTTATTCTCATTTACTTGGTTTTCAGGATCCAACAAAGTAAGTGACTCTTCATTTTTGGTACTCGGATTTTCTTGTTTTAGTATTTCCGATTTGTAATTTTCCAAATAGTTTACTTTAATAAACGTAGCTAAGTTATCGGGTTGTGGTAACGCAAATTTAGGCATTCTAGACCCATGAAATTCGGTTTCAAATTTTTCAGAAGATATTGTATGTTTTACTTCGAAGATGTAATATGGACCATAAAATAAAGGTACGTGTCTTAAATTAAAATACATTAAAGGTTGTATCATAGCATTACCCATAGATGTTACGGTACAAGCGTAACTCATTGATTTATATAAACTATATAATGATGTTGTTTGTTGTGCTAATTTATCTCCGTTTACCCCGTTTGCCAGTTGGTCATTCACCAAAAACGTCGCGTTGGTTGGTTTTTTATCGTTCATACTCACATTTATACTACTAAACATGTTTTGGTTTCTAATACCAAAATCAACATTAAACGCGACAACCTTATTTGATACAGATGGGTTTTGTTTATCCGTCGCAATTCTTAGAGGGTTTGTTGTTGGGTTTCTCAAATCAAAGCTATCGTCAGCATATAAAACAAATTCATTAGCCTTCGAATCCGGTCTTTCAGATGGTTTTCCCACGTAAACACAAATAAATTTAGGTCTAGAATCTAAATAGTTAACGTTGGTCCAAGTACCGAACAATGAATTAGGTATATCAATGTTTAAAGGTGTCGGTTTTTTTAATGGACTATTTAACCCATAAAAATTAATATACGCAGGCATGGAGAAAAATAACATATCTCCACATTTTTTAAGTATGTCACCAATTATTAATAATATATCGGTTGCCGGATCACTATTTTTTAATAACTCTTTTACCGACATAATATCTATCTGTAATTGATCACCAATATCATGATTAGCCGTGTCGTGAAATAAAAAGTCTTCGAACATTGTTCTTGTCGTAAAATCACTGCCAGCAACCCACTTATCGTTAAACGCTTGGAAAGTGTTATACATACTAAGCTTAGCGACATTGCCCTCTAAAACTGACTTAGTATTATTATTAGTAATAGTAATATTTGGTAAGTTGGTGTCTAAATAAGACGAAACTTCAGTAACCATATCGGATAATATTCCCTCCCTTTCCAATAAGAAATCCTTAACTAACGTATTAAATATAGTATCACTAAAAGGTTCACCATCTAATAATTTATTTATTTTTTCTTTCGCAAATACTTTAATCAGTTGGGTTAGGTTTATTATATTATCCACAGTGAACCCAATATTCATATCAATAAAGAAATCAGTTATTGTGGATCCAGTATCGGAATAATTAACACCCTGTATAGTTGAAAACCCGACATGGGTTTTTAGTGTTTTCCATTCATCACTATGATTAGTTTGTGAAGCTAAAAGCGTGGTACCTTGTCCTGCACCAGGCAAAGTTCCTGTCACGTAAGGACTAAACACTATAGGATTAATAGGTGTAAATGGTGCGACATTAACAAAACTATTAAACACTTTTCTATCATACCCACCAACATTACCTAATTTTAAAATAACGTCAAAATTTAAAAATTCCTGAATATATTTTGTAACATGGTATACTTGTTTTTGCGATATTTCTTCACCATCATTATTTTGTTGGTTAGTTATATTTAACTCGGTATCCTTTAATCTGAATATTTTTTTAAGTACAAATTTTAATTGTTTAAATTCGGACGAATAACGTTTACTTATCGTTGTTTCTTTTTGTATAGTATTTAAGTCCGTATAAGTCGGGTCCGGTTTACAGAAAGACAAAAATGCGGTTTCAAATGTGTCTAAAGTCTTTTTATCGAAACAAGCAAATAAAGTCTGTATCGAACCATATATTTGCCCAATAGATGTGTTAATGTATTCGTATGGTGTTGGTTTTGTGATTAACCCATTATCAAAATACCCAAATTGTGGTGATCCCCAAAAAGCTCTAACACTACCATTATACACCGATGGGTTATCTTTAATTTCGATGGTTAATTTATTTAAACTATTAAAACATTCATAATTCGCCTGATTTATCGGAATTCCCCCACAAGACGGGATGGGTATATATACCTTATTTGACTTGTCAATTGTCGGGTCTTTATCAAAAATTAAATACTGATAATAAGAATTATTTATAATTGATCTATTAATATCAGTAATATCTGTCCCGTATGTTGCGATTTTTCCCGCTTTAGTGTTAAGTCCAATTTTTAATTTACCACTATCATATAAATCTTTAAATTCTGTTTGATCATACGTATTAAATAAATCTTTTTTAGTGAAAAAGTAATGAAAGTCATTCATTAATTTAGGGTAAAACCCATAATTAAAAACGTCCCTCGTTTTTGATGTAGTAATCGTTTCATTTCTATACGCCCTAAAACTTTCAGAACCACCAGTGTAGTTTACAATTTTATATTCTCGATTTAAAGTATCCCCTGTTGGGTCATAATATGCTTTATAATCAAAATCTGTCCAAACATCATCTAAGATATCTATACCTTCTTCTTCATATTTTTTATATCTATACCACTGTGACCCAAACTTTAATAGTGATGCGTACGGCATTTGGTGTATTGCTGAAAACTTTTTAAACGATGATGCTAAATACCCCACAAACTTTTCGTTATCATAATCATTAAGAGCCCCTTCAGTACTTTCAAGTGGTAGTGAATTTAAAAAAAGATAACCAGTACTCACGTATGGGTTTGTCTCACCATTTTTTTCTTTCTCCACCCCCTTTAAAATTGAGTTGATAAAATGGGGGGTATTTAAAAAAGATGTTCGTTGGATATTATTCCCAACATTTCCGTT